TGTAGTATCTACATTCCAGTTCCACGCAACAGGTACAGTTACCGGAGGATCTCCTCTAGTTACTGTTCGACAAACCGATCCTCTAACACCATCGGTGCAAGCAACACTGCTTTTTCCGTCTTTGTATGCTAATCCTGGCATCTATACTCCTAAGCTACTGCTAATCCTGTTGTTGCTTGTACATACTGACTGGCCATATCTTTTTCTGTCTTGTGTACAAATACTATTGCACTTTTATTTAGTTTAATGGTGCTGGCAGGATCTACAGTAAACACCCACGGCCCTAGCCCAATGCCTTGCTGACTTGCTTGTAGTGCAAGTGGCTTGGTTATTTTAATATGGTTACCATCTTCTTCTACAAATCTACCTACAATCTCTTCGCCTGCTGTAGTTCTAATAGTTACTGTGTCTGTTGCTTTGTATGGTGCTTCAATAATCATAGTGTCATTCCTGTTCCGTTGTAGCCTGTTTCTTCCAAGTATGTTCCAAGTTGTTCATACCCGCCTATTTTTAATCCGTTGATAACAATCTGGGGGAACGTTCGTGCTTCTGGAAACTCTGCAAGAACATCTTCACGTTCAAAGTCCACACCAAGTTGCTTGTACTCATATGCAATCTCTCGTGAGTCTAACAAACGTTTTGCTTTGTCACAGAAAGGACATTGTGGTTTACCCCAAATCATAATCATAACGAAAATCCTTTAAATGTATCTGTGCTTACATCTTGTTTTGTGCCACCTGATACATAACTTGTAATCTCTGTTTCTTGTGGAGCCACTTGCACATCAGCACCTGAGATCCATTTCTGTGTCCATGGTAGAGGATTGCTTTTTACACTGTATGGTGACTTTAGATTAACATTGGTCATTCTGCGTGTGCAAATCCATTCAATGTAATCACTCAGTAGTGCTGTGTTAAGTCCAATCATAGATCCGTCTTTGAACAAATACTCTGCCCAGGCTTTTTCTTGATCAACTGCATCAACAAACATATCGATACATTCTTGTTCTGTTTCTTTTGTAATCTGTTCAAACACAGGATCATCTGTTTTAAGAATCTTCAACAACATTTGTGTACTTGCTAGGTGCAAGTTCTCGTCACGTGCAATCAACTTAATGATCTTGGCATTGCCTTCCATTTGTTTCATTTCAGCAAACGCCCAACTACATGCAAAACTCACATAGAAACGAACACCTTCGAGAATGTTAACACTCATTAGTGTAAGCCATAGTAGTTTCTTTAGTTCATAAAGATCAACATTAATAGTCTTACCGTTAACTTTATGCTTTCCTTCGCCTAACAAGTTGTACCAACTGCTCATCTCAATCAAGTCGTCGTAATACTTTGAAATATCTCCAGCACAATCTACAATCTCATCAATGTCCATCATCTCGTCAAAGATTTTACTAGGGTTGCTGTATACGTTGCGAATAATATGTGTGTAGCTACGTGAGTGAATAGTCTCTGAGAATGTCCATGTTTGGATCCAGTTTTCAATCTCTGGCAAACTTACAATAGGAGCAAATGCTTCTACTGGTGCACGACCTTGTACACTGTCTAGTAGGATCTGACGCTTGAGGTTACTAGTAAAGATGTGTCGCTCGTGTTCACTGAGCGCTTTAAAGTCTTTAGCATCTTGATAGATATCAACTTCTTCAGGACGCCAAAAGAATCCAAGCTGTTTATCAGTTAGACTGTCAAAACTTTTATACTTCAGCGTATCATAACGCTGAATAGTTGGACCACCTGTTGGATCTAAAAATGCAGTGACCTTGGTGTGGTCTGCTTTGTTTGCTGTGTTAAAAACGCTCATGTGTGTGTTCCTTAATGGTTGTTTCGCTGTGTTTGTAGCATACTATTACAAGCATGTCAAGTTTTATATTGTGCAACTTTCGCAATCTTCTTCATCGATTGTTGCTTGCTCTAGTTCTGGTAATGCTTGATCGCCCATTAGTTTGGTAATATCAAGTTCGCCTTGGCCGTCATTGGTATTGAAATAATACAACTGTTTGCCACCATACTTGTAGAACATCAACATGTGTTGTAGCATTGTACTCATTGGAATCTTTTCGTCATCAAAGAAGATTGGATTGTAACTTGTGTTAATACTAATGCCTTGATCAATATACTTCTGTAGTACAGCCATGATCTTTAAGTAACCTTCTGGCGACTGTTGATCCCATAGCAAGTCGTACTTGTTCTTTAGACGCTTGAACTCTGGTACAACTTGTTTTAGTACACCATGCTTGGATTGTTTAACACTGATAAGACTACGTGGCGGTTCAATACCGTTTGTAGCATTGGCAATCTGCGCACTTGTTTCACTTGGCATAAGTGCCATCAATGTACTGTTACGAATGCCTGTGTCTTTTAGCTGTGCTCTAAGTGTATCCCAATCCATACGCTCAACATGTGGAATCAACTCGTCTAGGTCTTTCTTGTATGTTTGGTTAGGTGTAATACCGTGTCCATACTTTGTTTCCATGTTACCACTTGGTGCACCAAACTCTGTTGCTAAATCGGCACTAGCTTTGATTAAGTAGTAACTCCATGCTTCTGCCCATTCGTCTACAAGTGCAAGTCCATCTGCATCGATGTTTTGATATGTTAAGTCGTGCTTGGCCAACCAGTATGCAAAGTTAATAATGCCAACACCTAAAGGACGGCGCTTCTCTGTAGATAACTGTGCTGCTAGGATTGGATAGTTCTGATAGCTTAGTAGTGCATCTAGTCCACGTACTGCTAAACGACACACACGCTCAAAGTCTGCTGGAGTACGAATGTTGCCCCAGTTGATTGCGCTGAGTGTGCATAGACTAATCTCGCCTTCAGGATCATTTAGATCCTTTAGTGGTTTTGTTGGTAAGTCAATCTCTGCGCACAAGTTTGATTGTCTAATGGGTGCAAGCTCTGGAAGGAAGGCGCCGTGATCGTTTGCATTGTCTACGTTCTGCAAATAGATACGACCTGTGTTTTTACGTTCTTCCATAAATGCACTAAACAAATCACTTGCTTTAACTGTTTTCTTGCGTAGTCTTGTATTACGTTCTGCTGTTTCATACAGCTCGCGGAACTTGTCTTGATCTGCAAAAAATGCTTCGTACAACCCTGGAACATCTGCAGGAGAGAACAATGTAATGTCTCCGCCTGTAATCAAACGCTCATACATCAACTTGTTAAACTGCACACCATAGTCCATGTGTCGTACACGGTTCTCTTCTGTGCCTTTGTTGTTCTTTAGTACCAGCATGTCTTCTACTTCCAAGTGCCATACTGGATAGTAAATAGTTGCTGCGCCGCCACGTACACCACCTTGGCTGCATGACTTTACTGCACTTTGAAAGTGCTTGTAGAATGGAATAATACCTGTGTGATAAGCATCGCCTTTGCGAATTGGGGAACCAATGGCACGAATACTTCCGCCGCCTATGCCAATGCCTGCTTTTTGACTTACATACTTAACAACAGCGGCAGCAGTAGCATTAATACTGTCAAGACTATCATCAGTTTCAATAAGAACACAACTACTAAACTGGCGTTGCGGAGTACGAACTCCTGCCATAACAGGAGTAGGCAAACTAATGTCGTGCAAGCTAATAGCATCATAATAATCTTTTACCCATTGCAAACGGGAACTAACTGGATAGTCTTGGAAAAGACTTGCTGCAATAAGAATGTAGCACATCTGCGGTGTTTCAAAAATCTCGCCACTTACTCTATTCTGGCATAGATATTTGCCACGCAACTGTTCCATAGCAACATATGTTAAGTTCTCATCTCTGTCATGTTTAATAAATGTATTAATCTTTTCCCACTCGTCGTCACTGTACTTTGTAACAAGTTCTGGATCATAGAATCCGCTTTCGGTATTACGATCAACTAGTTTCTTAACATGCCACGGCTCAAATCCGTTGTACACTTCTTTGCGTAGCGCATAGTTAACAAGTCTTCCGCCAACATATTGATAGTTAGGAGTCTCTTCACTGATAAGATCTGCTGCTGCTTTGATAAGTGTTTCTTGGATTTCTTTACTGGTTATACCATTATAAAACTGAATCTGACTCTTAAGTTCTACTTCGCTTGGACTGACTCCTGTAATAT